CGCGCCGGCGCGGTAGGCGATGTTGAAGCAGCGCTCGACTGTGACCTGCAGGAACTCGGACTGGAAGCGGCCGACCAGCGGCGCCATGAGCTGCCGGATCTGGTTCATGTCGCGGGAGATCTCGGTCGCGCTGCGCACCGGGCCGCCCTGAGGCGTGAGCATGTCGGCGAGAAGCGCACGGCGAATGCCCTGCTGCAGGTCCTGGCACTTGGAGAACGACACGTTGAAGTTCGCGCCCGTCTCCAGCGGCGCCATGCTCTCCAGCGATGCCATCGCTACGATCTTGCGCGGCCCGATGCGGATGGTCTTCGGGTTGAGCACGCCGTCATCCACGGCCTTCCACATGCCGCCAACGGCGATGTCGAGGCTCATCAGTTCGAGCTTCTTGATCTGGTTGAGCGTCTTCACATCGGGCAGGACGTTCGAGCCGAGGCCGGTGGCATACGGCGTGCCAGGGATCAGGCGCCAGCGCGGCACGGCGCACGGGAACTCGTGGTAGCCCGACTCGCGCACGATGTGCTTCTTGCGCTTCTCCATGTGGCAGGAGCGGAACGGCAGGTTCCTCGACAGCGCGGCGCCGTACTCGCCTTTGCGCCGCGGCTCGATGGCCCACAGCATCGGCACCTTGTCGGTCAGCTTGCCGTCGTTGAACAGCTTGGCCGTCTCGTCGCTCACCTTGTCGAGGCCATATTCGGCGACCGCCTGCTCGACCGTCATGTCGAAGCACCGATAGATCGTGTCCACGCGGCCGGCAGGCTTGCTGCTCGCCACGAAGCACTGCGACAGCGGCCACTGCTCGAAGTTGAAACCGCCGATGGGCCGGCCCTGCTCGTCCTTACCCTCGTCGATGTAGAGCACGAACCAGCCCGCCGGCACGATGTCGCTGTAGCACTCACCGGCTACCGCACCGAAGCCCGCGGAGTTGATGTGTTCGAAGAGGAACTGCGCCGCGCCGTCCATCCAGGTGGTCGTCTGCTCGTCATCCTGACCGGCGTCGAGCCCGAACCAGCGCGAGTTGTCGGGCGTCATCCAGCTGGCGATGTTGGACTTGAGCACCTCGCCGGCATCGATTGCGGTCGAGTCGTAGAGCACCGCGCGCTGGTTGGCGGCCGTGGTGCCAGCCGATTCGGTGGGCGAGGAGTACCAGCCGACAGCACGCTCGGGCGCGAGGTACTCGAAGACCTCCTGCCAGATCGTCTCATGGGGGAGTCGCTGCGCCGCCAACTGGGTGTAGCGGCGGTCCAGTTGGGCGGCTGCTTCGGTCATCTATTCCCCGAGGGTGGTTTTTCCGTAGCTGAGCGCCGATGTGGTGCCGGCGCCCGTGGAGAGTGCAGAGGCGCGTCGCGCGGTCTTGCGCACGGCGGACTCGGCATTGGCCTTGCTCGCTGCCTCGGCCGCAGCACGATCTGCCGCGACCTGCGGGTCTTCGCGCGGCTGAACCGGCGCGGGAGCTTTGCCGCCACCTCCGCACATGGCTTACGACACCTTGCGGTCGGTGGGGTGGACCGGCGGCACGTACCAGCCGTCCTCGGTCAGCACGGGGATGGTCGGCTTCGATTCGAGGACCGAGGCCATGGTGGGCAGCACGACCTTCTCGGGCACGGCGACGGCAACCTGGTTGCGCGCGATCGTGCGCATCATGGCCTTGAGCTCGGCGATCTCGGCGGCTTGGGCCTTCACGGTTTCCGAAAGGTCGGTGCCGGCCGCTGCGGTGTTTGTCTCACCCGCGCCCGGGGTGACGGGGGAGGCTTCAGCCTCGGGTGCGTCGGGGGTGGGATTGGTGCCCGGAGTGACGGGGGAGGCTTCAGCCTCGGGTGCGTCGGGGGTGGGATTGGTGCCCGGAGTGACGGGGGAGGCAGTGCGGCCCATGGTGCGTCTCCTGAAGGGGTTGGTAGGGACGCCGCAATGTCCCCCACCACCCAGCCGGAATCCCGGCTACCGAAAAGCTGCAGCCGAAAGTACCTGATCGACCTTGAGCGGCAGATCTTCGCGCGGCAGGCCCGTCACCACGCGCCACAGCGCAATGAGCCGCTCGCCGTCGCTGTGGCCGGGCTGGGCGTCGCGGTTCTTCCAGCCTTCGACGGTGGTGCGCGCGCAGCCGATTGCCGCGCCCATCGCCGCGTGGGTGTAGCCGCGCTGCTCCAGCGAGACGATGACGTGCCACCAGGACACGCCGGGCAGCTTGTCAATGGCCTGCTGGTGCTCGGCGTAGTGGGCAAGGTCGGTCATGGTTTACTCGATCTTCGTGTTGCCTTGCGCGAGGGATAGGAAGTCGTTTGACGGCACATGTCCCAGCCCCTTCATGAGCCGGTGCATTTCTGCGAGCATGCATTCCACGGCCTGCAATTGCGTCACTGTTGGTGCCGTCAGGGTAAGGCCGACGATTGCCAGCCCTTCACGAACTTGCGCCTCCGACATTGAGAAGCCCAGCGCCGTCTGAGCCTTCACAATGACCTCCACGATGGTGTAAGGCTGCTTGTCGAGGCCCGCGGTCTTCAGCCACTCGCATAGGCGATAGAACTCGAGGTGCGACATTTGCCTCTCGACGGTTTCGATCTGTTTGGGTGCTGGCACTTCGGTCTCCACTTTTTCGGGTCTGATGAGGGGCAAAACGTTGGACATCGCCTCGGCCACAGCTGTTGTGAGCTGCTGGTTGTCGCGGGCGAATCGCTTGAACTCGGCTTCCTGATTCTTCTCGCCGCGCCAATCGCTGGGCGTGGAAGCCACAGCGAATGCGCGTGTCTTGCCATTCGGCGCACGCACTGTGAGCTTCAGGTGCCCCTGACCGGTCATGCTGGTTTGCAGAAGCTCAAGGCCGCATCGCTCGACCAACGTGTCGAGGTCGCGTTTGCGTTTCTGGATGCTCACGGCCTCACCTCCACGATGCGCAGCACGCGGCTGCCGATGGTCACGGTCATGCCGCGGCGAAAGGCGAAGAAGTCGGCATGGGTGTTGGGCAGAACCATGGGAATCATGGTCCAGTTGCCTCGGCCTTTGGGGCGGCAGAGCAATGTCAAGGCTGCGCTCCTTCCATGCGGACACAGTGCATGCGCAAGGCGCCACTGGTGCCGCTGTCGGCTGCCGCCTTGCACTGCCGCTCGACGGTGAACTCGCGCACCACGACAGGCGAGCCGCCGTTCGTGTTCAGCATGACCAGGAGCCAGACGACCGCGCTCACTGCAGCGCCCCCTTCGGCACGATCGCCACGAACTTCCCCAGCCTGCAGACGTTCTGGGCGCTGGTGGTGATGGCGGCGCGCAGCTGCTCCGGCCGCGCTTGGCACTGGCCGTAGCCGTGCTGGGCGAGCGGGCCTTCGAGGTTCCAGGACTGGCACGAGCCGCAAAGTTGCGAAATTTCGAAATTTGGCAATTTCAGGCCCCCAACAGCTCGCCCTGCACCACCGGCTGCGCGATCTGCTCGATGGTCAGCACCACGCGCGCGCCGTGCTCGTCGGGCTCCATGCGGTCGCAGTGCAGGCTGCGCACGGGCCAGCCGTCATCCACGATGGCGATGCCTTTCAGGCTATCGAGCAGCACCTTGTTCGCGTTGTCCAGGTCGATGCAGCGCACGCTGTCGTCCCAGGTCGCGCCCAGCTTCTTCACGCGCTTGGCCCAGTCGAGCGGGCGGGCCGGGTACAGCGCGACATTGATGCGCACGCGGCCGGCGAGCGGCGCACGGATGCCAGCGGCCTTGCAGATCCAGCCGACCTTCTCCTTGTAGTCCTTGGCTTCCTTCGACACGTAGGTGCTGGCGAAGCTGCCGCGGACGGTTGTGCGCCAGTAGACGTTTGCGCTCGGGGGCATGGGGAGGGTGAGTTCGATCATGCGCGTGCCCCCAGCCCAGTGAACGGCGTTACCGGCTCTTTCCAGGCCTCGCCGCGCCGCACGAACGAGATCAGCGTCGGATGCACGCCATAGCGCGCGCCGAGCTCCTTGATCGTCTCGTTGCTCGCCCGGATCTCGCGCGCCGCTTCAAGGCTCAGCTTCGCCTTCTTGCGTGCCTCACGCGTCGACGTGATCGAGCGCCGCAAAGCCAGATCGGTGGTTTCGTAGGTCCGTTTCAGCACCGCGCTCTTCGTCGTTGCCTTCAGGTGCTCGGGGTTGATGCACAGCGAGTTGCCGCACGTGTAGGTGACCATGAATCGGTCTTGGATTGGGCCCTTGGCGTCGATGTAGACCAGCCGGCGCAGGCTTGCATCGCCGAGACGAGGGACACCGCCAGCGCTGCGGCGGCCGGTCCAGATGAGGCAGTCGCCGTCTTCGCGGCAGCGATGGTGCAGGCGTTGTACGAGTTCGCTCATGCTGCCTCCGCAAACGCGCGCGCGGGCGCGAGATGGGCAGGCAGCGCCGCAATCGCCTGCGCCCGATGCGTACGAGCCGAGAGCAGCGACCAGTTGCGCGCAATCTGCGGGTGCCAGCGCTCGATCTCGTAGGGATGGAAGCCCTCGCGAATTGCGACTAACCGCTCGGAGGGCGACAGTGGCGTTTCTTCGGGCTCGGGTCGACGAATATGAACGGGGTTCATGGCGTGATCTCCTCGGCAAGGAAAGCCGGCTCACGAAGCGCATCGCGCGCCATGGCCAGGGCTGTGGGGGTGGAGCAGTAACGCCCGCTCTCGTGGCGTTCGATGAGGTCGCGGGCCCACTGCCGCGGGTCGCGCTGCTGCGGCTTCAGGGCGGGCCGGATGGCGGCGATCAGGCGATCGCGGGTGGCGCGGGATGCCGGCAGCGGGGCTTCGAGGCGCAGCTGGTCAGGCTGGATGTCCGGGCCGCTGCGAGCGATGCGGCGGAACTCGATGACCGTCGGCGGGCGCTCCGGCAGGTGCTTCAGCGCGTGCTCGATGAGCGCGGGGTGCGCGTCGAACCCGTCGAGCTCGTGGGCCCAATCGGCCTTCACGACGGACAGGTCCAAGCCCTCCCAGCGCATCGAAAAATCGCGGCCATAGCGCAGCTGCAGCTTGGCGAAAACGTACTCAACCCAGTCGGCGGGCAGTGACATCGGTGGCCTCCGTTTCGACGGTGGTGGGGGTGCGGTTGGAAGCGGTCGGCGCCTTCGCGGCGATGCTCGGGAAGTCGCGCTGCATGCGCTCGCGCTGGGTGCGCTGGTAGGCGGTCTCGCCGGTGGGCTGGGCTCGCATGGGCGCTGCGGCGGGCAGCGTGCCCACGTTGGCGGCGTCTCGACGTCGGCTCGCCGCTGTGCGCAAGGCGTACACGAAGCCCTTTCCGGCCCGCGCTGTGTCGGAGGCGGCACAGGCCAGCTCGTCGACCGTCATGCCGGCGGCCAGCAGCGCGATGAGCTCCGGGTGCCCGGGGTTGGCGTCCTGCAGCCCGGCCTGCCGCATGGCCTTGCAGGCCTCGCCGGCCGTGGTGCCTGGGGTTGCAGCCGGAGGGTCGGGGTCGCGCCCGCCCGCGTCGGTCTCTCTATTAATCCCTTCTCTTCTCTTCTCTTCTCTTGCGATCGGGGGGCGATGCTTTTCGGCATCGGGGGGCGATCCCCCCGCGTTATCGGGGGGCGATTCGGGGGGCGATCCCGCCACGATCTTCGCCACGGCCTTTTTCTTGAACACCTTGGATTGCGGCGCGAGCTTTCGCAGGCAGTCCAGGGCGAAGAGGATCTGGCCCAGCGTGCTGGCCGTGTCGACCTCGATGCCCCAGCGCGAGGCGTTGCCGATCGAGCCGGAAAAGCTGTTCACCAGCTTCTCGACCCAGGCCTCCAGCGCCTTCTCGGCGACCACGGGGTGGTAGAGGCGACCATCGGTGCACAGGACCCAGCCGCGCAGCGCCTGAGGCTTCACGCGCTTCCAGTTCGCTACCTGGGCGAGATGGCCCAGCATGCGATCGTTTTCGGGGAGACTGGCCGCGGGCACCTGGTGCCAGCTCTGCAGCCAAAGCGCCATGGCAGCGGCGCGCTCGTCGCCCTTTCCCAGCACCCAGGTCTCGGAGGTCAGCAGGCGCTGGACGTCGACCGGGAGATAGGGAAAGTCGCGCAGGTCGCACTCGGCAGGGACGAGGGGATCGGTCATGCGACTCCTTCCGGCACCAGCAAGCCCTGCAGCGGCGGCTGGGCCTCATCGAACATGCGGCCGGCGGTGATGGCTTCCTCGATTCGCCGGCACGCGACGTCGAAGTACTGCAGGCTCTGCTCGCAGCCGATGAAGCGGCGGCCGAGCTGCAGCGCTGCCACGCCGGTGGTTCCCGAGCCCATGAAGGGATCCAGCACCAGCCCGCCGGGCTCGCAGATCTCGACCATCGCGGCCATGAGCGGTACCGGCTTCTGAGTTACGTGTTCGCGTTCGCCCGGTACATGGAACTCGTAGAAGCCCGGCAGGCAGCCGACGCCGCGATCGACAGGCATCGGCCCCGCTGAACCCCAGACGACGTACTCGGCGGCTGACGTGAAGCGCCCCATCTGGGGCCGCGGCGACTTCTTCACCCACGGCACGATGCCGCGCCACACCCAGCCGCCCGCCTGCAAGTAGTCGGTGGAGATGGGGAGTTGGCGCCAGTCCGTGAAGAACATGGCGGGCGCGCCTGGTTTCGAAGCCCGCAGCGCGGCGGCAGACCACAGCGTTGACCAGAAGTGAAACGAACGCTGGTCGCGGTTGTCGCCGCCGAAGTCCGAGGTCTTCTCGCGGTTGCCGGATCCAGTGCTCAGGTACTTGGTCTTGGTGTCCACGGCGCGATCGCCTCGGAATGCACCACCGCTCGAGTACGGCGGATCGGTGATGACCGCGTCCGCGGTGCCCGGCTCGAGAGACTGCAGTACTTCAAGCGCCTCGCCGTGGTACAGCGTCGCGTTGCCGATCGTCTCGGACCTCATACTGCACCACCCAGCGCCTCAAGCTTGCGCATCGCCTGCGCCAGCTGGTTGCGGATCTCCTGCACCTCGTGCGCGTTCTTGGGCCGCGCGTCGGGCGCCAGGAACTTCTCGATCAGGTACATGATGGGCGTGTTGTCGCCCGTCTTCTCGATGTAGCGCTCAAGGCTGTCGACGCTGAACTTGCGCGAGGGGTCGTCGCTGATCTGCACGGACAGGTTGCCGGGTGCGAGGTCCAGGTCGATGGCGACGCGGCCGAGGCCACGCTGGTAGATGCCTGAGCCGACGCACTCGCGCAGGGAGCGGTAGCGTTCCAGCAGCCCGGGCACGAAGTCGAGCGTCAGCTGCTCCTTCGCGCCGTTCTGAGAACTGGTGATAACGGGGGAGACCATGTTGTTTCAGTGCTTCTCAGCTCTTATCAATGGGGGCAAAAAAAATAGGCGGCATGCACCACCTGAACAGCGCCCTACTCCCCGTCACCGCAGTCCTGGAACGCCCCGCTCACGTACATGAGCAGGACGACGAGGACGAACCAGGCGGTGAGGAGGTGGGCGGCCATGGGTCAGGCCGCCTTCGCCTCGGGCTCGGGGACTGGAGGCGCATCGGGATGGCCCACCAACTCGGGCCAATGCCGGGGCCAGTCCGGGCGCAGGTCCCAGCGGCAAACGGTGCGCTCGGACTCTCGTTCGATCGCAACCGCCAGATCCGTGGCGCAGGGCTTGAGCCCGTACATCACGTTCTGCAGGTGGCCAAGGGAGGTATCGCAACGCTCGGCGAACGCGATGCGCTCGGGCTTGGTCATCGCCGAAAGGTAGGGTTTGAGGTCCATGGCGGCGATTACATCATTCGGTGTTGCATCAGTCAACATCGTTCGGTGTAAATCAAGCGGTGAAATTCGGCCATGCCAGCCAAACCTGATCCGCTTTCCGCCCAGCGGCGCGAGGCCTTCCGGGAGTACTGCCGCCGAAAAGGCTGGCAGAACGAGAACGGCACGTGGGCGACCACGGCCATCGGCAGCGCCATCAAGAAGCCGACAAACAAGGTGAGCGACCTGCTCAACGGCAAGGGCTCGTTCGGGGCCGCCATCGCCCGCGACATCGAAGCCGCTGTGGGCGATCTTTCCCCCGGCGAACTCGACGGCCTGACCCAGAACTCCCAGTTCGTGGAGGTCTACCGAGCGGATGTCTCGTTTTCGAACGGCACCGGCAAGGTCGTCTACCACGAGGACGACAAGCCTCCTCTGTCCTTCCGGTCGGACTTCCTGCGCAAGCTCGGTGTCTCGCTCGGCAACGCGGTGGTGGTCGACGCCGACGGCATCAGCAACGATCCGACCATCCGGGAGGGCGCTGTGGTCTTGCTCAACCGCGGCGACACGTCACGCCTGGATGGCGGGTTCTTCGCCTTTCGCGTGGATGGCGAGCTGATGATCAAGCGGCTGGAGCGAATCGAGGGCGTCGGCGTGCTGGCTACAGCCGACAACCCGAACTTCAAGCCGAAACAGCGCATCTACCGGGACGACGAGGACTTCGAGGTCATCGGCCGCGCCGTCTGGACAGGCATCGAACTTTAGAAGCGCACAATTCTCAGGCCCCCGCACCAGCCCGCCCCGAGCGGGCCTTTTTTCGCCCTGCCCAAATATTTACATCGAATGGTGTTGACACGACAAACACCGTTTGATGTAATTCGTTCATCCCAACACGGAGATGGCAGATGAACTACGAAGAAGCATGCGAAGCGACGGTGAGCCGCGCCCGCGCCTTGGACGAGGTGAAGCGCCACGGCTGCGACACCGCTGAGTTCCTAGCTGATGTGGGCGACCGCGCGACGTACCGCGGCGCCGAGGTTCTGAACTGGCTGGGGTACTGACATGGCCGCCGTCCTCAACCCCACAGCCCCCGCCTACGCCCGCGTGTACGCGCTGGCGGCAGAGCAGAACCTGCTGAACGACTTCGAGCGCGAGGAGCGCGTGAGCGAGTACCGCCGGCGTCTGGTGCGCGCGCCCTGGTTCTACGAGCACAGCGACAGCCAGAGCGAATGGCGCGCGGGCCGTGACGAATTCACGTGGCTGATCGCGACGCAGATGGAACTGGACCCGGATGCCTCGATCTGGCGCGAGGTAGCTCCTGCGCAGATGGCATGCGGGCTGTCGATTCCGCAGCCGCGGATCGTTCGGAGGGCTGCATCGTGACCGCCCCGCGCAAGACCATCGTGACGGTGGGCGGGCAGCAGTTCACCGTGTGGGCTGGGCCTGCTGGCGTGACCGAGGTGACGAAGGACGCGCCGCGTACCCGCATGGGCTTCCGCCGCGTGTCGCTCACGAGCAAGAACGCCAAGGCGGCGATTGCCGCGGCTGAAGGAGCTGCATCGTGAGCGCCGCGCAGAGCAAGCCACGATTCGCGATGACGTACTGCTCGCAGTGCGGCAGCGAACTTGGCCCTGGAGACTCTGGTGTCAGCCATTGCTCGGACCACCGACGCGCCGCGCAGCACACGCCGGGGCCTTGGGTGGCCCACGCTGATCTGTTGGTTCGCACAGAAGACGGATGGGTAATAGCGCGCTGCTGTTCGACGCTGGGAAAGTATGAACTTGAGGAACCCAACGTTCGCCTGATCGCGGCCGCGCCTGAGTTGCTGGCAGCAGCCCAACGAGTCGAGCCATTCGTTGCGGGCTTTGACGACGACAACCTTCATGACGACATCAAGGGAATGTTGCGCGATCTGCGCGCCGCCGTCGCCAAAGCCACCGGGAGCATGTCATGACCCGCCGCCAATACATCGCCTGGCTCGCAGGCTTCTTGTTCGGTGCTGCTGGGTTTGGACTGGCGGCGGTTGCGACGCTGCTTGATGCGGGGGTGCTGTGAACACGCGCCGCTACCCCCGCACCACCGATGAGGCTTTCGGCCCGTACAACCGCTCCAGCCAGTGCGAGATCGTGCCGATGGAAGACCCCGTGCGCGACTTCACAGCGGTGGACTGGGTGATCTACATCCTGTTCGTGGTGGCTCTGATCGTCGTGGGGGTGACCTCGTGAACCAGCAGAGCAACTTCCACCCGCCCGTGAGCCTGTCGGAGTACCGCGCGCGCAAGCAGCGGCCCTACCCCGAGATCTGCGACCACCTGCCCGCGCCTGAACCGGTCGAGCAGCCCAACGGCCGCGCCGCCGGCATCGCATGCCTGGGCGTCGTCGCCCTCCTCTTCCTCATCGCGCTGGTCGTTGTGATCGTGCGCGCCTCTTTGAAAGGCTGAACACCATGCACAACGCAATCAGCACCACCGAGCACCGCGCATTCGTCCCGCAGCCCGAAGGCGAGTTCGTCGAGCTGGACGAGATCGACCAGGCCATCCGCTGGCTCAAGATGGCCCGCGCTGCGTTCGACCAGGGCTCCACCAGCACCGGCGACAGCTATGTCGACGAGGTGCTCAACACCCTGCGGCCGATCCCGCTGCGGAGGGCTTCGTGATGGGCGCCGTCGAGACTGCATTCGCCTCGCCGACGAAGCCCGGCATCTACGAGGGCCTGCCGATCGAACGATGGCTTCCGGTCATTGGGTTTGAAGGCCTATATGCGGTGTCGGATGCTGGGCGCGTGCGCTCAGAGGCGAGGACTATCAGTATGCGCAACGGGTGCATGAAGACGCTTCCTGCGCGCATCAAGATCCCTTCGCTCAATGCAGGCTATCCCCAAGTGATGCTCTACCGCGGGAATGTCAGCCAGTCGTTTCGGGTTCATCGCCTTGTCCTTTGCGCGTTCGTTGGGCCGCAACCCAATGGGATGGTCGGGGCACACAACGACGGCATCCCAACGAACTGCATGTTGAGCAATCTTCGTTGGGCAACCCAGCAAGCCAACCTGGCGGACCGTGTGCTTCATGGGACAGCCAATCGTGGAGAAAAGCACGGCCAATCAAAGTTGACCGTCCAACAAGTGTTGAGCATTCGCTCAGACCAACGCAAGCACGCACTGATTGCAGCTGATCATGGCATTGCCTCGGCAACTGTCAGCCGCATCAAGCTCCGTCGCGACTGGAGTTGGCTATGAAGCCAGGCGTCTATTACGGCCTTGATATCAACGAGTATCACGGCAACAGCCTGAGCATCAGCAAGAGCGGCTTGGACGACCTCGCGCGCTGCCCTGCGATGTTCTACGCGCTGCACCTCGATCCTGATCGACCGGCGCGCACCGAGAAGGCCGGCCAGCTCGAAGGCAACCTCGCGCACTGCGCGCTGCTCGAACCCGCGGAGTTCAACAAGCGCTACGCCGTGCTGCCGAAGGACGCGCCCAACCGGCCCACGCCCGCGCAGTGGAAGGCCGTGAACTCCAACGAGTCGAGCACCGCGGCGAAAGCGTGGTGGACGACTTGGAACAAGGAGCACGCCGGCGCGCGGATCATCAACGCCGAGCAGCGCCACGCGGCCATGTGCCAGGCGCACAGCATGCGCTCGCTGCAGAACGTCTGGGGCGGCTTGTCGATGGCCGAGATGCTCAAGCGCGGCAAGACCGAAGTGTCGGCCTACTGGGTCGATCAGCTCACCGGCGTGCTGTGCCGCTGCCGTCCTGACCTCGTGGTGCCGATCAATGCGCACCAGGCTGTGCTCGTCGACGTTAAGACGTTCAGCGAAGCCACGCCCCGAAAGTTCACGCGACAGATCGTTGAGAAGAAGTACCACCTGCAAGACTCCTGGTACAGCGAGGGCTACGCGCGCGCATCGGGCCTCGAAGTCGTCGGCTTCGTGTTCGTTGTCGTCGAGACCACATGGCCCTTCCTCGCGGCCTCGTACCAGCTGGGCGACGAGTCCCGCCACGAAGGCGCGCTGCAGCACCGCTACCTGCTCGACACCTACGCCGAGTGTCTGCGCACGAACACGTGGCCCAGCTACACGACCGCTACCGAAACGGTCGACCTTCCCCCTTACGCAATCACCTCTCAAGAAGTGGAGTTCTCTTATGAATGACATCAGCGATCTGCGGCGCACCATCGTGCCGAAGTCGGACCAGCTGAATGCCGAGCAGCTGCTGACGCAGGACATGACCATCACCGTGTCCGAGGTCCGCATGGGCACCAGCGAGGAGCAGCCGGTCATCCTGCACTACCCGAACGACGAAGGCCGGCCCTACAAGCCCTGCAAGACCATGCGCAAGCTGCTGATCTTCGCCTGGGGTGAGGACGGCCGCGCATGGGTTGGTCGCTCGATGACGCTCTACCACGACGCCGAGGTGCGCTTCGGCGGGATGACCGTCGGCGGTATTCGCATCCGTGCGCTCAGCCACATCGACAAGCCGATCAAGGTGAACTTGACGGCGACGAAGGGCAAGAAGGCGCTGCACAGCATCGACGTGCTGAAGACCGCCACGCTGGCGCCGGTGCTCGAAGCCATCGAATCGGCGATGAATCGGGCCGACATGGACCGCGCCAAGAAGATGGCGATGGAACTCACCGCGCCGGCCGACATCGAGCGTGCACAGCAGGCCTATGCGGCGCGTGCGCAGGCGCTGAAGAAGCGGGCCGAGCCTGCCCCGGCACCGACGCCCGAACCCGAGTCCACGGCAGAGCCCGAAGACGACTCCAACCCGTACTGATTTCCAGGGTGCGCCTGGTCGGCCTCCGTCTCCTCCGTTCAATCCCTTCCGACCAGCGGCGAGAGCCAGCCCTTTTTATTTTTCCGCGCAATTTATTCCACGTTTTATTCCAGGAGCCTGACCCATGTTCTATATCGAGTCCTCGACCAAAGCGAAGCTCACCGACATCGACGTCCTGTCGCAGAAGAACCGGCCGCCGGACAGCAACCCGGGCGTAAAGCTCGTGTTCTCCGCGGAGA